CCAGACGAGACGGCAAACGGTGCAAAGTTATATGTCACACCGCCATAAGCGCGAGCCTGATTGACGCTGAAATTTTGATATGGCGTGCCGGTGTAAACATCGGCTTGCGTCTTAAAACGAACGTAGTTGACAAAGGCGTACGCGCTCATTAGATACCAACCCTGCTGCGAGTTCTAGGGCTATTTTGTAGCGTCGTTAGGGTCATTGCCCGTCCGCGCTCGGCTGCCTGCGCCATGCCCTTGCGGTGCTGTTCTGCTGTGACGTACTCGACGTTGTTTATGACCGTCGATTCATAACGAATGTCCAGCGGTTGCATGGCTTTGGCTTGCTGGTTGTTCAGCTGTTCGCGAGTGCTCGCAACGGCTCGTTGGCGGTCCAGCTGTTCGCGGGTGCTAGCAACGGCTTGCTGATTGTTCAGCTGTTCGCGGGTGCTAGCAACCTCAACGCCTAAACGACCGCTAGGGCTTCGTTTAAGGGGCATGATCGCTTCTGGGCCAGCTTCCCCCATCAGCCCCGTACCATTTGCCAAGGGGAAGATCGTCGGCTCCCCTACGATACCGCCTTTAGCAAACGGTACGATTTTATTTTGAGCGATTATGTTTCCTTTCGCGGAACCAAACAGCTGGCCCAAAAAGCCACCGCCTGAACCTAAAGAGTTAAATAATTGGTTGATTCCAAGCTTTATAAACATGTTTCCGATGTCTTTTAATGTTGCTGATGCGACTTCTGCGAGAGATTTTGTACCATCTACAGCAGCGGTTAAAGCATCGACTACACCATTTTGAATAGAGTCTCCGATGCCTTTATAGACGTCTTTCATCTTTTCGCCTTGCGCTTCAATTTGCGCGTCAATTTCTGCTGCCTGAGAGATTGCGGCTTTTACTGCATTGATCGCAGTTTTTTTAATTTGATCGTCCGCTTCAGCGGCTTTTTTAAAGTTTTCGCTAAAGATGCTTGAAGTCCTAAAAAGTTCATCATTTTGCGCTTTAATTAATGCGATATTTTTTTCCCGTGGCTGTAGCTGAGATTCTAGTATCCGCTGAACTTCGATCTCCTTCTTTATTTTGCTTTGGGCTAGCTCGTCATTAGAAAACCTGAGCTCTTGCTCTTTAAGCAGTAGCGCCTGCATCTCTTTTGAGATGTCTTGAGGAGCCTTGGCCGTGCTGCCGGTGCTGCTGCCGCCTGATGAAACCAACCTGTCCTTAAGTTCCTGTGCTTTGCGTTCGCGCTCTTGCGTAACCGTTTCAGGGGGGTCGATTGGCACCAGCCTCCCGCCTGGCCCATCAGGCTTGTAATCAATGCCGGCAATGTCTCTTGATGCTTCTTGTATGTCAATTAGCACCTGAACTTTTGCGGTGTAGACGCCTTTGACGCCCTCTAATTCGCTCCTAAGTTCGTCAACTCGTCGTTTTTGTGATCGAATGGCACGGGCATTGCTGACGCCTGCACCTTTCATATCATTTAGCTTGCTTTTAGCTTCGGCTAATTTGTCATTTGTTTTTTTAATTGCAGTTTCATATTTTGAAATTTCTTTTTCACTGCCATTTAGCAATGAATTGAGGTCTGATTGCTCTTTGTAATAATTTACGGTTAAAGCTATTAGCCCCCCAACAGCTGCGGCGGCTGCCACCCACGGCAGCGCCAGCATTGCCCCCTTAAGTATCACCATCGCACCTGCCAAAAGCTTTGCCGCGCTTGTCGCGCCTGCCGCTGCTGGTGCAAATGCTGCAATTCCTTTTAACAGAGCGCTAACAGGAGATGCCAGCGCAAGGACTACCGCCGAAAAACCGATAAGTGCTGCCCCTGCTGTTTTAATTGGCCCTGGCAAATCACCAGCAGCCTTAAGCAGCTTGGTCAGCCCTTGGACGGCTGGGGTCACAACTGGGAGCAACTCAGTCCCGATTGCATTGCTTAGTTCGCTGGTTGCATTACTGAACTCTTTGAACTTTGCCGCTGGTGATTCGGCCAAAATCTGCTGAATCTTATCCTTGTTCTTCTCAAATCCTTTCGCCAAGGCGTTGATCAGAATGTCAGAAGTGATTTTGCCTTCACTTCCAAGTTTCTTAAGCTCGCTGACAGCAACGCCCATTTCATCAGCAACTAAACCCAGAATGCCTGGGATTTGCTCGCTGACAGACCTGAATTCATCGCCTTGGAGTCTGCCGCTGCCTAGCGCTTGGCTTAACTGAAGAAACGCCCCGCTTGCTGCCGCCGCGCCGGTGCCGCTTGCAATTGCCGTAGCATTGAAACCTTTGTAGACCGTCTGAACCTCTTCAAGGGTCTTGCCTAGCGGTCTCAGCCTTGCGTAAATATCTGAAAACTGGCTTGCCGCTTCGGCCTGCGAGAGATTAAACGTCTTGGCGTTATCTTTTACTAGCTGTTGGATCTTGCCAAATTCGCCATATTCAGCAGACAGCGCCTTAAGTCGTATTTGCGTTTGCTGGAAGCTTGCAGCTTGCCCAATCATCCGCTTTGTGAGCGCTGCAACGCCAAGCGAGACGATTGCGCCTTTTAATCCTCCAAGCTTTGAACGAAACTTTTCGGCCTTAGTGGTCGATCGTTCAAAGCTTTTTTCTAAACGTTCAATTTCTTCTGTAACCCTTTTATACGCGGGGCCGTTAAGCTTTAAGCCAGCCCGGAGCTCTCTTAATGTAGAAATTTGAGCGCTTATCGCTCGTTCGGTTTTTAAAACCCTAGCAGATAAAACCCCTTGGACTTGTGAAAGCTTTGTGTATCCCCCCTGAGCTGATTCAGTAGCTGCTTTGACTTTCAGCGCTGCTGACGATTGCGCCTTAAGCAATTTGATCAGCTGGTCTGTCTTTTTAGCTGCTTCCCCCGTTGCTTTCTTGAACCGCCCAAGCGATCTGACGCCCTGCGTGGCATCAACAATTAACTTGACGATCGACTCAGCCATGACCCTATTCTACCGGCCCCCTCTTTTTGCGCGGTCCATTGCCTCCTGCTCCTTCTCTGCCTTCAACTCGTAATATGCAGCAAAATGCACCATTTCAGCATCAGTCAGCTCTGTCCGCAGTCTGCTGACGGTCATGCCTAGCTCGCAGGCCAGGTGAAACTCAAAAAAGAGCCACCCATCCTGCCTCAGTCGTTTTTTGCGTCTTCAAGGCTGGCCTCTTCGCCAATACCAAACAGAAAAAGCTCCAGTTCATTCAGCACGCTTTCAGGTAACTGCCGCTGCAGCTTTGGCGCGTCAGCCGGTGCAAATGCCTGCGATCCGTCCTCAAGCTCTGCCATTTGGCAGAGCATCTGGGTGCTCAGGTCTAACGCTTCATCAGTACCGGCTAATTGCTGCGATTTCTTGCGATCGGCCCTTGTGATGGGCTTGAAATACAAGCTAATCACAACCTTGCCGTCTGCATTCTTTACGTCAAACTTACGGCGCTGGTTGAGATCAAATTCCCCAACCAGCAAATCAACGGCGCGGTTCCTAGCCATTTAATACCAACTATTCATAAAACAATACTTCCCTATGCGTCTGATGTCATGTCGCCGTTGACGGTAAACGAACAATTAACAGTTACCAGATCACCAACAGTAGATCCAAGCTCCATGCTTTCGATCAGACCGGCAAAGGAGATTGAATCAGATCCTGATGTTGTCCCTGTAAGAAACAGCTCAAAGGTCGCCGTTGCTGGATCGTTGGCCCTAATGGCCTCAGCCATAAATGCAGATTGGCCTGTAGCGCTTTTATCGTAGACCAACTCAACCGAGCCCGACCCTCCTACCAATCCGCCGACGACAGTTGTGGATGTCTGACCTTGAACCGTCGTGTCCAGAACTGCTTTAGTAGTGCTGAGCGACCAACTGCGAGTCCCTACGACGGTTGCATTACTTGAACCTGCGGCGTCGAATTGAACGGCGCCCTGCTCTCCTCTGATTGTTGCCATTGGTCAAAGATCCTCGATAAATTCAAAGGCTACGGAAACCCTTGTTTGAAAAAACGGTTCCGGTTGAGGAGAATCCACAACTGCAGGGCCGTCAGCAGCGTCAAAGAAGACACCAGAAACTATGGCCCTATTGTAGAGATCTCG